CGCAGCGGAGGTCATGAGGCAGGATCTTCAAACAGCGCATGAACTAGCGGTCCACGATAAGTTCTTTTTACCGATGAACCTTGATTTTCGAGGGCGTATATACAGCATTCCATCGTTCAACTATTTCCGCGACGATCACATAAAGTCGATGTTTACCTACTTTCGTGGCTACAGAGTTGAGGGAAACAATGCGTATTGGCTGATGATCCATCTGGCAAACGTCGGAGACTTCGCCAAGATCAGTAAGGCAGCCTTGGACGAGCGTGTTGAGTGGGTCCAAGACAATCACGACAACATTGTTGCAATCGCAGAAGACTTTAAGAAATCTTATGACTTTTGGAGTGAAGCAGACAAGCCGTTTCAATTCGTTGCCGCAGCCTTAGAGTATGCACGATGGGTTGAGGAAGGAGAGGACTTTGTTTGCTATGTGCCCATCGCCATGGATGGCACCAACAGTGGCGTTCAGCACTACTCATGCCTAAACCGTAGTCAGAGGGAGGGAGCATTGGTCAACCTTGTGCCGTCGAAGACCGTCGCAGACATTTACGCAAGCAACGCAGAGAATGTCACGGCTATTTTGAAGGAACAAAGGTCAAGCAAAGTAAAGTTCAACGCGAAACGAAAAGACAGTTCGACAGTCGGCAAACTAAGTCGCATCTGGCTCGACTACGGCATTACAAGATCCGTTTTGAAGAGAGCAACAATGACCTTTGGCTACTCAAGTAAACCAGTGGGCATGGCGGCACAGTTTGTCGAGGATCTAATGAAGCCTTTACAGCGCAAGGTCGCCTACAAACTTATCGATAAGCATCCAATAGCGCCGACAGAGCAAGGACAGTTTGAGGCGGCTAGGTTCATTGCTAACGTAAGTTACCAAGCGATCCAGAAGACCTTACCGAAGGTCTCTGGCGCTATGGAGTATCTCCAAGGCGTTACGGAGGTATTGGCCCGAGAAAACAAGGCAGTCAAATGGACTTCTCCTTCTGGCTTCCCCATCGTGCAAGACTACCGAAAGACCAGACGTCGAGAGATCAAGATCTTTTTGTATGACCGTGCAATCAAACAGCGCAAAAGGACTAAGGTGTCTTTAAGTCAGGAGTTGGATGCAGCGGACGTCAAAAAGGCTACCAACGCTATAGCGCCCAACTTCATCCATGGCTGCGACAGCGCCCACGTTCATAAAGTTGTGTGTCGCATGATCGACGAGGGTACGGCGGAAGACTTTTTCATGATTCATGACTCATTTTCAGTGAGTGGTAACGCTTGGGATCTTTACGACACCGTGAGATCAACTCTAGTGGACATGTATTCTGAGGACTGTCTGTTTGACAGGTTTGAGGGTGAGATTAGGAACCAGTTGAACAATCCGGCGCATGTCTTCGAGGACAAGATACCGGAAAAAGGCACTCTGGATCTGGAGCAAATCAAACAGAGCGACTTTTGCTTTAGTTAGGCTTCTGTCCCCCTTTTGAAGGAAGCGATGCTTTCTTCGTTTTATCTCTCCCTGTCTGGGGCGGACCTCTGATACTGGAGTCCGCCCCTTTTTCTAAAAGGACAAAAGTATGCCAAAAGTAACACCATTCCAAACGGCTGTAGGAACTGCGAAATATCCGCATCTGAACACCCCAGACGCAGCGTTTGACAAGGACAACCCGAAGTACAAAACCGAGTTGTTAATGACATCAAAAGAAGCCGAGCCCCTGATGAAGATGATGAGGGAAGCGGCTGCCGACGCATTTGGTAACAAGAAGAATATTAAGTTTGCGTTTTCCAAAGACGACGAGACCGGACAAGTAAGTTTCAAAGTACAAAGCAAGTATCAACCAAAGTACTACGACTCAAATGGTCAAGTGATTACTCCGGAGAAGTTGCCTCGAGTTAGTGGCGGCTCCAGATTGAAGGCTGCAGGTATCCTAAACATTTATAGCGTTAGCGGTACTAACGGCGTCGGATTACTTCTTGATCGGGTACAACTGGTAAAGGTAGTTGACGGTTTCTCTGGCGACGGAGGAGGCTTTGATGCTGTTGAAGATGGAGAGTTTTCCATAGAAGATAATGATGGCGAATGGTCATCAGCAAATGGAACTCCAGTAGATGAACTAGATGATGATGACTTCTAGTTTTACTAGGAGAAACAGATCTTTCTATCGAGGCTTGGCTAATGGATATCGGTCGGGTCTTGAGGAAACCATTGCCAAACAGTTGAGATCTCACAAGATCGAAGTTCTATATGAGACCGACAAGATCCAATATGTCGTCCCTTCGAGGCATGCGAAGTACACGCCTGACTTCAAACTCCCGAAGCAAAACGGCTATTGGTATTTAGAATCTAAAGGTATCTGGGCAGTTGCAGATCGAGCCAAGCATTTGCTCATTCGTGATCAACAGCCAGAGATCGATATTAGGTTCGTGTTCTCAAACAGCAGAGCCAAACTCTACAAGGGATCGAAAACTACTTACGCCGACTACTGCGAGAAGCATGGTTTTCGATGGGCGCACAAGGTCATTCCAGACGATTGGATAGCCGAGTGTGTCCAAGCAAGCGAGAGCAAGGGGTCGTCTTAGGACGGCTCCTTTTTTACTTATAGACAGGAGAATGACTATGGAGCCATCAGCGGATGGAGCCGACTTCGTGCGGCATGAGTCGTGTGACAAGTGCGGATCGAGTGACGCCAACTCACTATACTCAGATGGATCGATGTGGTGCTTTAGTTGTGAGACGTACACGTCAGGTGATGGGGACACTTCCAATCGATCAAACAAGGTAAAGGATGAGGGTGTAGACCTACTGAGAGGAGATTTCCGAGAGTTAAGAGCGAGACAGATTGACGAGGCTACTTGCCGTAAGTTCGACTATCGCGTCGGTACTTACAAAGGACAATCAGTTCAGATAGCCACCTACAAGGACAGGCAAGGTAAGCCAGTCGCGCAAAAGATCAGGACAAAAGACAAACAGTTTTCAACCGTGGGCAGAGCCAAAGAGATGGGTCTCTACGGTCGGCATTTATGGTCATCAGGAAAGAAGGTAGTGGTTTGCGAAGGTGAAATCGACACCATGACCGTATCGATGATCCAAGGCAATAAATTTGCAACAGTCGGTCTACCCCACGGCGCACAGTCAGCAAAGAAGCATTTACTAAAAGCCCTCGACTACCTCAACAACTTCGAAGAGATAATCTTGATGTTCGATCAGGACGAGGCAGGTATCAACAGTGCAAAAGCATGTGCCGAAGTCTTGCCACTAGGCAAAACAAAGATTGCCGTGTTGCCCCATAAAGATCCAAACGAGTGTCTCTTGAAGGGACAGTCAGGCGCAATAATTACGGCGATCCATCAGGCCCAAAGTTACAGACCAGATGGCATCGTCAGCATGGAAGATCTTAGAGACACCATCGCTGTCAAAGACGCTGAGTCACCAATCAAATATCCATATCCAAAACTCAACGAAATGCTCAAGGGGATCAGAACAGGACTGATCACATTGGCAGCCGGAAGCGGTGTCGGCAAAAGCACATTGATCAGAGAGTTCGCTTATAAGATCCATTCTGATGGGTTCACTGTAGGCATGATGATGTTGGAAGAGTCTACCAAGCGAACCTCCCAAGGTTTGGTAGGCATCCACATCAACAAGAACATTGTGATCGATGATGACGCTGCTTCCGAAGAAGAGATCGAAGATGGCTTTGAAGACCTTCTCTCCCAAGGTCCTATATACCTCTTCGATCACTTCGGATCCACAGATATGGACACCATCGAGAACCGCATCCGGTACATGAAGCATGGGCTTAATTGTGACGTTATCGTGTTAGACCACGTATCGATATTAATCAGTGGCCTTACTGGAGAGACGACTAATGAACGTACTCTTGTAGATTCAATCATCCACCGCCTTCGTGTTCTCTGTAGTGAGTTAGACCTAGCGTTGATCCTTGTGTCTCACCTTCGTCGTCCGAGTGGCGACACAGGTCACGAAGGAGGTGCCAAGGTATCTCTCGCACAACTCAGATCCTCGCATTCTATCGCTCAGTTGAGTGACGGATGTATCGGGCTCGAAGTTGATCCAGAGGATCCCACGGCAGGTCTAAGAAATCTCGTTGTCTTAAAGAACCGCTTCACAGGCGAAGTCGGTCCTGCAGATCAACTCCAGTACGACAGAGAAAAAGGGCGTCTCGTGTCAGTAGAAGATTTTAGCCCATTTTAAACAGGAGCAAACTAATGAACGACGTAAAGAACAACTGGCAACAAAAAGAGTTGCCCTTCGCAAAAGACATAGCCAGAAGAATACTAACTGAGGCGGAAATTGCTAAGATGGCGGATGCTGCATTTGATCAGATTCTAAACACATCGATACAGGCTTACCATTCAGTCAATCACACGAAAAAAGAACGAGAGATCCTAATGGTCATTAAGAATGCAGGTGATCGAGGGATCATCAGTTCTGATATACAGCAAAAGTTACCGCACATGCCTTATGGATCAGTCACAT